GCAAACTAAAATCTAAAAAAATATAATTCGTATATTTGTAAAAAATAACAATAATGGCAACAACTGGAGTATTTAACGGAACTAATTTGATTCTCAAAATAGAAACAACAACCCTTGGACACACCACATCTTGCACCCTTACATTAAACAATGATTTGCCAGAAGCCACTACCAAGGATTCGAATGGCTTTCAGGAGCTGATAAGTGGCGTAATGAGTGGAGAAATTTCTTTTGATGGGCTTGTTGCTTATGATGATAGCGCCAACGCTATTGAATTGGCTGACTATCTACTTGCGAGAACTCAATTGACTTGTGTATTTGGAACTGATGAAACTGGCGATGATGTTTACACTGCTGAAGGGTTTCTTTCAAGTGTAGAAATGAGCGCTGAAATGGAATCACCTGTCTCTTATAGCGGTTCAATTTCATTGACTGGTGCAATCACTAAGAGTACAAACGCATAAGCGTAAAACTATAAATTATGGCAAACAAAAAAAGAGGGTACTATACCTTAACCATTGGTGGGAAAAAGCGAACAATGCACTTTTCCATGAACTTTTGGGCGAATTTTACTGACATAATGAACACACCGCTCGATAAGATTGGAGAAATCTTTGAAAGTGGTGTTTCTATTTCAGCAATTCGTGCATTGATTTATTCGGGTCTTTTAGCTTATGACCAAGAAGAGGGCAATGAGGTTGATTACAATGAGTTCAAAGTTGGCGCATGGCTTGAAGATGTTGACCAAGACCAGCTTGGAGAAATCATCGAATCAATGATGACCTCAAGAATTTTAGGCAACGACTTAAACATGGGTATTGACCGCAATCAAAAGCAGGTCACTAAGCCATCGGGAAAGTAGAAGCCAGCCGCCTTACTTGGGATGATTTACTAGACTATTTTATTGGGCAGGTTGGCATAAGACCAAAAGACTTTTGGCAAAACACTTGGAAAGAAAATCGACTTCTTGGCGAATCACACACAATAAAAATCAACTTACAGTGGGAACAAACAAGATACTTGGCTGCAATGGTTTTCAATGTGCAATGCACCAAGAAAAGCCAGATGATAAAACCGCCTAGTCTATTCCCATTACCACAAGACAAATTAATTAAGAAAATGCCAAAATCAACACCACAAGAGTTTAAGGCATTTAGAGAAAAAGCAATCAAAGCAGGGGTTAAATTATAGCCCCTATTTTTTTTGTATTTTTGTAGTATGAGTGAACAAAAATTAAGAGTAAATCTTTTACTCGATTCAGATAAGTTTGCAGGCGGTTTAAGGAAAGCTGAGGGCAGTTTAAAAGGTTTTGGAGGCAAAGTATCATCTATCGGCAAAGGTCTTGCTACAAGGCTCACATTGCCTTTAGGTATTGCAGGAGGTGCAGCGATTAAAATGGCATCTGATTTTCAAGAATCAATGAATAAGGTTGATGTTGCTTTTAAATCATCAAGCAAAGAAGTCAAAGATTTTGCAAAAACAACTTTAACAGAATTTGGAATTGCTCAAGGGACAGCCCTTGACATGGCTGCTTTATTTGGTGATATGTCAACTTCAATGGGACTTACTACTGCTGAAGCTGCAAAAATGTCAACTTCACTTGTAGGGCTAGCTGGTGATTTGGCATCATTTAAAAACATGAACATTGAAGAGGTGACAACCGCACTCAATGGTGTTTTTACAGGTGAAACTGAAAGCCTAAAACGTTTGGGTATTGTCATGACCGAGGTGAATTTGCAGAATTTCGCCATGGAGCAAGGCATTGAAAAGAATATCAAGAAAATGACCCAAGCGGAAAAGGTGAATTTGCGCTACCAATATGTGATGGCAAAAACTGTAAACGCTCAAGGCGACTTTGCTAGAACATCAGATGGAGCGGCTAACCAAATGAGAATTTTCCAAGAATCATTAAAGGAACTTGGTTCTACTTTTGGGCAAATAATTTTGCCAGCATTTACCAAAATAGTAACAAAAGCAAATCAAGTTTTAAAATCATTAAAAAACCTCAGTCCAGAAACACAGGAATTGATTGTAATTTTTGCCTCACTTGCAGCTGGAATACCCATTGTGATTTATGGATTAGGGCAAGTGGCTCTATTTATTGGTAAAGTAAGTGGAGCAATGAGAGTATTATCAGCGCTTGTAGTAGCAAACCCAATCACAGCGATTGCTACAGCTGTAATTGCATTGACTGCTGGATTTGTTGAATTATTACATCAAATAAACCCTGTAGTTAGTAGAATAACAACCTTATTTAATTTAATAAAATCTGGCGGAAACCCTTTGGCTTTTGCTAATATGCAAGCTCAATCAGTTGCTGACGCTATTAAAAAACAGGGTGAAGAGGCAAAAAAAGCTGCAAAAGAAAATAAAGAATATAATGATTCACTAGCAGGCGCCCAGACAGCACAATTTGCTGCACCAAAGCAACAAGCTAGGGCAAAAGTTTCAACTGTTTCTGAATTATCTGGAGGCTCTGGTTTAATGTCTTTGCCAAACATTGCGCCTCAAGCTGATGCAGCTATAAAACCTTTAGAACAAATTAGCGAGAAAGCAAGGGCGATTAATGTTGATATTAGCGACACCATTTCTGGTGGGTTTTCAAATATGGTTGAAGGTATTGCCAGCGGTTCAATGAGCACTGGTCAAGCCTTTGGCGCTCTTCTAGGTATTCTTGGTGATGTAGCAACTCAAATAGGTAAGACTGCTATAAAAATTGGAGTTGGAATGATTGCAATTAAAAAGGCATTTAAAACACCAGCCACTGCAATTGCTGCTGGTGTGGCTTTGGTAGCTATGGGGGCAATGATTAAAAACTTTGGAGCTAGTTTTTCTGGCGGTGGTGGAGGTGCAACCCCTTTTGCAAATGGTGGAATTGTATCTAGCCCAACACTTGGACTTGTAGGCGAATATACTGGAGCAAGAAGCAACCCAGAGGTAATTGCGCCACTAGATAAATTAAAAGGCATGATTGGCGATAGAAGTCAGAATGTAAATGTAGGCGGTCAATTTAAAGTACAGGGTCAAGATTTGGTCTTGGCTTTACAAAGAGCTGATAAAAACAGAAACAGAATTTTATAATGTCGTACGGACTTAGACATGAATTGTTTTTTTCTGACTTGACTGGCAGAAAATTAAAGTTAGAAATACACAAAAAAAACTATTTTGGTGATTCGTCAAGCCTTATTGGAACTGCTCAGCCAGTTATCATTGAATGGAATGGCGATGATGATATTTACAGCCCAATAATTGGCTCACGTTGCATCATAAATTTATTTGTTACAGATGACACCGATTATGAAGAGTTTTACGATGCAGATGAGCGTGAATACCTTGTAAGGGTCTTAATGGCTGACGCCTTTGGTGCTGATATTACATGGGAAAGCAAGGAAGCAAAATATGATTTAGCCGATACAGAATGGGATGCTGATTTGGGAACCTTTGAATACTATGCTGAAATTTGGTCTGGCTTTATTGTTGTCGATAGGTTTAGAGAGCATATGATTTCAAAGCCTTATGAAATTAGTCTTGAGGCGATTGATGGGCTTGGAACTTTAGATGGTTTCAAATGTCCAATAAATTTAGAAGAAACAACCGCTGTTTATACACAAGATTTGTTTTGGTATTTAAAAGAAATACTGAAACTCACTGGTCATTCTCACAATATTTTAGTTGCCAATGATATTAGGAAAGTTGGAGGCAATGCAAACGATACAATTTTTCATGATATTGTCGTAAATGAATACGCTTTATTCACTTCAAATCTGATTGAGCGAAATGCAAAGGAAGTACTCAAGGAAATTTTATCAATCACAAATTCAAGAATATACCACAATTATGGCGCTTGGTATATTGTGAACGCCTCAGCTTTAATTGACAAAGATATTGACCAGCTTTCATTGGCGCCAAGTGGTGATGATACTTCAATTGAGCCAGATGTTATTGACCCCTTTACAAATACCGATGCACCTAACGTTGAAATCAATGGTGGGGTTGCTACAGTTACAGCTACAGAAAACAGCGTTTTTAATTTATTTGCAACCAATACAGGTGGAGAAATTACTTCTTGGACTTTTTCCTTTAGTGATTCAACCCCAGACATAAGTGGGACAACAAGTTACCCAATTGCACAATTTGAAGCAGTTTCATCTTTAGATGGCGTGACTGTAACGCTAACAGCAACAAATGCTTTTGGCTCATCGGTTGACACTGCAACGCTTGACGTTGTTACCCCATCGACACCAGCACAAGGCGACCAAGGTGGACAAATTAAAGTTATTGCCAACACTGGTGGACTTTCAAGGGCTAGCCTCTCACCAGCAAGTGGAATTTATAGCTTTTCGGCTGACCAAGTTGGCGACCAGTTTTCAATAAAATTCAAAATCATTCCACAAAGTGGATTTCAAATAAATTCATTGAGTGATTTTACAATTCAAAATGTTTCAAGTTATTCGGTCAATATTACAAAATCAATAGTTTCTGTAACAGGTGGCGATGGCAATCCATTTGATATTATTGAATTTGTAGTTTCTGGTACAATCCCAAGCGGTGGTGCAAATATTAGTATTGATGTATCTGGAACTGCTGGAGTAAAACAATACACTCAGACAGTAGTGCTTACAAATAACATTGCAAATGCCACAATACATCAACATGATACAGGCACACCAGACATTAAGACTTCAACAAACACAATAGCTGGTAATTCAAGAAGTAGGCATTTCTTTAGAATAGACGCTGATAGTGGATTTACATTTGGCGATGTTTCAGAATATAGTTTTGTGCAAACTTCTTTTTTTACAATTGATGATTTTAATGTTAGTATTTCAAATGACAAAACGCAGTTGTACATCGATACAATTCACAAAGTTGATTATAAAACAAAATCTATTGCTTTTGAAATAGGTGGTAGAATTACAGGTGACGAAACAACAACAACTGAAATTGACCTTGGCGATGGTCAAACCGCCACAGTAACAAATCCAGATGATGGCGTTTCTCAAACAACATCAAATGCTACCACAATAAATACTGGTTTTCAAATTTTAGGCATGACCCTTGGAAGCAGCTCACAAAATACAGGCTTTCACATGGCTTTTTTAACTATACTCTATACTGATGTTCAATCTGGAAATTTGTATAATTTTCCAGAGGGTCAGCAAGTGTTTGATGGTACTTATACTATTGAATTTATTTATTCTGGCGGTCAAAGCGGCTGGGCTTTTGCCCAAACAACTAACGTAAAAAATGCTGATGCTTTAAATCAAATGATTGCTTATGATTCTAGTCGAGGCAGTGACGCCCTTGGAAAAACATTTAATGGCAATGAATACAATATTATTTTTGGTGTATTAAGTCAAAATTTAAGTATAAATGACCGAAGCGTTTCAGTAAGATTTAAAGCTGGTGGC